GCCTTTGCCATTGCACCGACTGCCTCATGTTCCTACCGTTCAAAAGACTTGGACGGCTACACCTGTACTCCTGAGATTGCTCCCCCTGTGGGACGCACTGTTGATAGGGACAGTGGCACCTTTGGTGTCCAGACCTTTGAATACGGTGACGTGGAGATCGCCCAGGACGTTGGCTGGGATGACTATGTCCGTGTGGCTAACGGTGTTGTTGAGATGTATCAGCGGTCAGGTCTCTGGCATGCATACTCTTTCAACACGTGGTCAGACATGGTGACTTACGACCGTGACTTTATTGAAGAGTGGATGGTTGGTCCCCAGACATCTATGTACTACGCACTGCAAGTGAAAGCTGACGTGCAAGATAAATCTGATGCATATGCGGCACTAGAAGAAACAGAGGTAGATGACTATCTCGCCTCGCTTATCAACACCCCAGAACCACAATGCGATTGCGCTGAATGAACCCTTACGAAAAACTATTTAATCGAAAACGAAGCTGGACACCCGTTCAAGGTACGAGTGGGAAGGTTGTAGAGGGTGCAGAGGAGGTCATTTTTAGAGCCCTCGCTCTGCGCCACATGGAATTGCCAGTTGGTGATTTTATTCAAGATGCTTTGGAGAATGAAGTACCGGAAATGGCACGGAAGTTGCTTGCATCCAACGTCACAGACGAGATTAAGCATGACCTTGCACTCGGTTACGTGGCCGATTCTCTCGGCGTTGATCCAACGGCTGAGGCCGAAGCACTGCGGCTACGGGATGCCTGGATTGCTCATCCGGATCACACGATTGCCAAAGCAATGGTTGCCGAGCGTTCAATTTTCTTTACTTTGCTCCCGCTATTCCGCTTCCTCGGTAACGCTCAGCTACGCACAGTATCAGCCGATATTAGTAGGGACGAACAAGTCCACGTAGCTACTAACTCTCTTGTCTGTAAGGAGCTTGGTCTGGAGACGTCACAATCTCTCGACAAACTCCGAAAGGCAACGATCAACTGGGTGATGAAGCCTCTGTCTACTACAGCAGAGAACAAATATCTGAACAAAAAATTTTGGCTGGATTCCAGTGATCGACTGATGTATGAGGGCAAAGCTCCTCAACTGTCTGAGACACGTGCAGCTCGAATGCCGTCGTTCTTTGAACATGACAACCGAAACCTACCCCAATACGCTTAAGTTCCAGTACGAAAAACTGGACATGATTTTGGCTCGTCTTGAGGAAGCATTCCCTGATGAGCCAGTCAAACCTTCTGATCTCCCTCCCGATATTTACTATCGGGCTGGGCAGGTCAGTGTCTTGACCTTTATTAAAGAACTCTTAGAAGAAGATGTGCGTTGATGTAGCAAACATTCTTGGATTCAAACCACCGAAGCCTCCCGATCCTCCGAAGCTTCCACCTATCCAGAAGAAAGCACCTGAGCCGGTGAAGCCACCGCCGCCCCCGCAGGCTCTACAAGAAAAAGAAAAGAAGCCAAAGGTTGACTTCGCTAAGAAGATGTCTGTCCAACGTGCCAAGCGTGTTGGTGCATCTGATCTGAAGATCCCCCTTTCACAGCAAGCCTCTGGTGGATCAACTGGAGGTCTGAATGTATAAAGCGAAAGAGCGGTACAACCAACTGTCTACCGCACGATCTCAGTTTCTTGATCGGGCAGTTGAGTGTTCTGAGCTGACGCTTCCCCACCTTATTGTTGATGACCTTGGCGTTCGTCCAAGTAAACGAAAGCTGACTACCCCCTGGCAATCGGTGGGAAGTAAAGCTGTTGTGACTTTGGCAGCCAAACTTATGTTGGCATTGCTTCCTCCACAAACTTCGTTCTTTAAGTTACAAGTAAGGGACGACAAACTTGGGGAAGAGATTCCAGCTGAGATTCGTAGTGAGCTTGACCTGTCCTTCGCCAAGATGGAACGAATGGTCATGGACAAGATCTCTGCATCTAGTGATCGTGTCGTCGTTCACCAGGCTCTTAAGCACCTGATCGTTGGCGGGAACGCCCTGATCTTTATGGGCAAAGAGGGTCTGAAGAACTTCCCTCTCAACCGCTATGTCGTCAGCCGTGATGGCAACGGCTACGTGTGCGAGATCGTCACTAAAGAGCTGATCAACAGGAAGGTGTTGGGGATTGACCTCCAGCCAGATCCCAATAGGTCCATGGATATGGGCAGCAACCACGACGAAGACGCTGAGGTCTTCACCTATGTCCGACGTCAGGACAACGGCTCGTGGGTATGGCACCAGGAAGTAGATGACATGATCATCCCTGGCTCCCTCAGCAAGGCACCAGCTGACGCCTCTCCCTGGCTCGTGCTCCGCATGGTCTCGGTTGATGGCGAAGACTATGGACGTGGTCGTGTCGAGGAGTTCCTCGGTGACCTCCGTTCCCTCGAAGCATTGAGCCAAGCTCTGTGCGAAGGCTCAGCAGCAGCAGCAAAGGTTGTCTTCCTGGTCAACCCAGCTGCATCTACAAAGCCTCAGACCATTGCCAAAGCAGGTAACGGAGCCATCGTCCAAGGGCGGGCCGAAGACGTCCAGGTGGTGCAGGTCGGCAAGACAGCTGACTTCTCCACTGCCCTACAGATGGCACAGCAGATCGAACGACGCATTGGCGAAGCGTTCCTTCTGTTGAACGTACGGAACAGTGAACGAACTACAGCTGAAGAGGTACGCCTCACTCAGATGGAGCTGGAGTCACAGCTCGGTGGATTGTTCTCCCTGTTGACCGTCGAGTTCCTCAAGCCGTACCTGGCTCGAACTCTTCTGGTCATGCAACGCACTCGTCAGTTGCCGAAGATCCCTAAGGACTACGTCAACCCGACCATCGTCGCTGGTGTGAATGCACTGGGTCGTGGTCAAGACCGTGAGGCACTGACTCAGTTCATCGGAACCATTGCTCAGACGCTCGGACCTGAGTCGTTGGTCAAGTACATCGACCCGACTGAGGCGATCAAACGTCTGGCAGCAGCACAAGGCATTGACGTGCTCAACCTCGTCAAGACCCCGCAGCAACTGCAAGGCGATATGCAGCAACAACAACAGATGGGCATTCAGAAGTCCTTGGTCGATCAGGCCGGACAGATGGCATCAGCTCCGTTGATGGACCCGACGAAGAATCCACAAGCACAAGAACTCGCTCAGCAGTTCTCACAACAACAACCACCCGAACAACTAGATGGCTGAAACTCTTACTTACGACAACACCCCCGAAGCGGAAGTCCTGAACGCTGATGAACAGGACTCGCTAGAAGTCGGTGAGCAGATGTTGGCTGAGCAGGAAGGACTGCTTGCAGGTAAATACAAAGATGCGTCACAACTCGAACAGGCCTACCTCGAACTCCAGAAGAAACTGGGAGAGGGAGGTGATGAAGGCGAAGAGGAAGATAGCGAGGAATATGAGACGGACGATGAGGAGTACGAATATGAGGAGACCGAGGCGACACAAGCCATCAGTCAAGCCTCTGCAGAGTTTTACGAAACTGGTGAGATCTCTGAAGAGACGTTTGAGGCGCTTAGTCAGATGAGTAGTGCCGATCTCCTCGGTGCTTATATGTCTATGCAAGATGCTGCAGGTGAGGAGGGCGAAGCCACTGCTGACCTCAGTCAATCTGATGTTGCATCTATCAAAGAATCCGTCGGTGGTGACGAAGCCTATACCGCCATCACTGAATGGGCAGGTCAAAACCTGAGTGAAGATGCAGTTGATGCCTTTGAGGCCATCATCGATAACGGCTCGCCTGAAATGATTCAGCTGGCTGTAGATGGTCTCAAAGCAAAATACGACAACGCCTTTGGTAGCGAGGGTCGAACCCTTCAAGGTAAACCTCCTGCCAATAGTCGGGACACCTTCCGTAGTCAAGCGGAAGTGGTCGAGGCGATATCTGATCCACGTTACGAAAACGACGAGGCTTATCGGAATGATGTTCTGATGAAGCTAGATCGATCTGACATTGCTTTCTAATGAAAAACCGTAAGAACCTTAAAGGTAAAATTAAAGGAGCCGACGGCAAAGCCTGTTGGAAAGGATACAAATATGCCGGTACTAAAAACGGCAAAGACAAATGCGTTAAATCTTAAATTATGAAATCTATTATTGTTGCTGGTCTGCTCTTGGGTTGTGCCCATGGAGTACAGGCTGCCCCCTATGCAAACGTCGAAGCAAATCAAAGCATCGTTGACGGTGAAGTCTCGACTGCTGTTGATATTCACGTTGGCACCGAAGGCTCGTTCGCCGGTGGTTCTTGGTATGTCCAAGGTGGCCCTGTGCTGATCGATGCTGCGACCGAAGAAGTGGAGCTGTCTGGTAAGGCTGGTGGATCTCTGACTGTCTCTGATGAGCTGTCTATCTACGGAGAGCTGTCCTTTCTCACCGGGACGGATCTGGCTGTAGGTACGAAGGCTGGAGTTAAGTACGTCTTCTAATTGAATCTCGTCCGTTCATCCCTTTCGGGACGCATGACGCCGGTTGCATGGAACGGGGCACCGGTCACTGGAGATTCATCATGACTCAAATCGAAGTACGTGCTGCGGTGAAGCAACAGGTCAAAGCTAAGCGCGATCTGAAGCTCGTCTATCGCGGTGTGGAATACATCAAATCCCATGGCGCATCAATCTGAAGTTCTTCGAGCCTCGATCACCTGGCACTCCCCTGAGCCAGAAAAAAAAGAGGACGAAGACACAACTGAAGAGACAACAGAAGACAACGACGGTGGCTAAAATTAACCAGTGGTAGGCGTGAGAAACCAACCATAACTATGTAAACCTTATTAAGGAGCATGGTCCGTTACAGCCACGTAGGGATGGCTACACCAGTGTCAAGCGCGTGAGCGGCTGGATCCCTACACACCCTGATGGTGTAGAGACGGTTCGATTCCGTCTCCAGGGTCTAGGCATTGGCCCACTACGGTGGATACCCTTTGCCGTCTAGACGGTGGGAATAGACCACAAAAAATTTTCTTGAACGTTCGAGAGTCGCAAATACTTTTTTAACTTTATTCCAGTAAAATGGCACATCAATCTTCTGATCTCACCACGAGCCTTACACGGCCTGGTGCAGACAATGGCGGGGCTGATCCCCGCGCTCTCTACCTGAAGCTGTTCAGTGGAGAGATGTTCAAAGGCTTCCAGAACAATGCAATCGCCCGTGACCTCGTCATGAAGCGTACGCTGAAGAATGGCAAGAGCCTTCAGTTCATTTACACCGGTCGTACTACGGCTGAATACCACACCCCCGGGAACGCAATTCTTGGTAACGGTGATGGTGCACCTCCGGTGGCTGAGAAGACTATCACCGTTGATGATCTTCTCATCTCCAGTGCATTTGTTTACAACTTAGATGAAACACTTGCGCACTACGAATTGCGCTCTGAGATCTCCCGTAAGATCGGTTATGCACTTGCAGAAAAATACGATCGTCTGATCTTCCGTAGCATCACCCGTGGTGCACGTAAGGCTTCTCCG